CAATTAAATGAATTAATATTAAAAACACAAAAAGTAAGAAGATTAAAGGGGCAAGAGGCAGCTAAATTAAAAAAATACGTTCAAATGAACCAAGAGATAAAGAATCTTGCAAATGACAATCAAATTCAAAATTTATTAAAAGGCACATTGAATAGAGAAACTCAACAGGCTCTTTTGGAAAGAGCAACAAATATTGTTGGTGGCGATGTTTCTATTGCAAGTAAAAGATTATTTCAAATGGCAGAGGCTATGTCAGATACTACTAACAAGTATAAAGATTTAGGAATTAAACTTAATAACACTAAAGCAAGTAAAATTATTGCTACTGGAAGAAACATAGGGGGTAGAAATAATAGATATGCCATGTCTAGTGTGTTGTATGACTACTATGGAAATGTTGTGGACAAAGCATTAGGAGCAACGGAAGGAAGAACGTTTATAGGTAAATACCAACAACAAATAAAAAATCTTTTAGACAAAGGTCAATCTCCTGATGAAATATTTAGTTTGACAGCTTCTGCAAGAAGAGGATTGTCTCCATATGCAATATTTACACAAAATTTAAGAACAGAGGTTAATAGCGCTATTAAAGGTGCTTATATTGATTCAGCTCTTTCTACAAAACACGAACAACTTCAAGAAATATTTCAAGGTAAAAAATATAATCAATTAAATGCAAAAGAAAAAAAAGCTGCAAATAAATTAGTTAAAGATTTTAAAAAAATAAAAATAAACGCATTAAATCAACCCATAAATCCTGGAGCCGTAGAAAAAGGAGCTAAACCAATTTATTTAACTGCAGCTGAAAAGAAAAATATACAATTACCAGAATTTGATCTTAAGAATCCACCAAGTAAAGCTATAGCTGGGTATAAAAATTTTAATCCAAATTTAAAAAGTGCTTTTGATAAATCTTACGAAACTGTTGGATATAGCATGAAAGTCACACCAGGTATGTTGACACAAAAACAATTAATAAAAAATTTAAAAACAGCTAAAGCGGGAGAGGCTGGTTTCATTGACCTTGGTCTTTTTAAAGATATAGGAAAAGGTGCAGGTGCAGTTTTAAAAGCTGTGCCAACACCAGCGGGAACTATTGGATTAACAGCAGGATTTGGAGTTGATCCAACATCCGCGATTGATAGAGCAAGTATTGCAGCAGAGGCTGCATTTGCACCAGCACTTGTACAACAAGCTGCAAAATTTAACCCTGCAATACAAAGAGTTTTAAATTTAGGTCTGTCACCACAAATGGCTTTACGTGCAGCAAGAATAGCATCACCAATAGGTATTGCATCATTAGGTGCAGAAGGTTTGTATCAAGCAGGTAAGTTTACTAGAGATAGAGTTAGAGAACTACAAGCAATGACACCAGAACAAAGACAACAGTTAAGAGCCGAACAATCTGCTCTTGCATTTGAAGGTGCGAGAGATGGT